ATAGTTCATGTATTCACGAACCCTGCGAGCTTGCTCTTCCAGCTCCTCGCTTGGGTCACCTACAATAACCGTCTTAACTGGACCACCACTAGGATAAAGCTCAGCAATAGCTTTAGCATTAAACTGGGTTGCAGCCTCAGCGATCATCGGGTGAACAACTATGCTAAGTCCACGAGTAGCACGCTCATCCTCAGACTCGTCCATTCCACCGTCTGGGTCTAGAGTTTGCAGACCTTTTTTGTATCGGTTCTCCCACTCGGATCGAGCATCACGGTCATTATTATAATATGAAATAAGCTCAGACGCAGACGAGTTGAGCTCTTTATCAGACATCTCCTCAGCTAAATTCTCGTCAAAGGTGCTGTCTGTTTCCGGAATGTTGTCTAGTTCTGGGTCTCCGATTAAAACATCATCACCAATTGTTTCAACCTGTAGCTCATCCGCAGGAGCAGACTCTGAGAAAGGAACTAACTGTTGTTGAATCGCAACTGGTTCTCTAGCCATACAATGTTATCCTTCTTTTGTCCTCATATTCGTCGCCATCCAAATCATTAGAGTGCGTTACAAACCAGCCTTTTCGCAGCCTTAACCATGCCTGTGTGCACGTGTCAACAATGTCATCATTGTCGGTGGCAGGGAAAGATGCACAAATATCAATTAAATTCTTAGCCCATTTTTTACCAGAAGGATAGTAAATTCTTCCATCCTCTAAGAGAGCCGACGATGCATGAGCACGAGCCTCTTTGTCTCTGTCGGGCATATACTCTAAGACAGGCACACCTGCCATGCGTAAATCTTGCAACAAGGATTGGCCAGATGCTTTCTTCTCGATCAATACTGCGTCAGGTTCCCAGTCGTAATATGCTTCTTGAGCGAGCTTTCTTAAATCAGGATAGCTGACCCGATCATACCACATCTCTAAAACCATTGCGTTGATCTGTCCATCTTTACGGAAAACACCCCATGTTGTGCGAGCCGAATAAGATGACTTTTCTTTTGTGCTAAATGCTGTGTCCCAAGACTGCAATACATATTCTATTTCCGGAAGCTCAGCATTCTCCCATGGCACCCACCACTCAGCTTTTAGAATACCACCACCTTTGGGCATTGGTCGTTGTTGTAGCTGACCTGCTGCAGCATAACTGCCGAGCGATCTTTCGAGGGTGGCCAAGGTCTTTTCATCTATTCGATTTGGCCAAAGAAGCTCACCTTCTTTAGTCCTTGGGTCTGTGAAATTTAGAGTTGAGCGCATCGGGGTGGGGTGGCCAACCTCATATCTAGCAGGTAGCATAAGATGATCCCACTCATCACCAAGCTCATTGGCCAAAATGTGGCCAGTCAAGTCTTGCTCATGAAGCCTCTGCATAATGATGATAAATGCACCAGTCTTTGGATTATTAAGTCGAGTTTGCATCGACTGATCCCACCACTCAAGCACACCCTCACGAACTGCGGAGCTGTCAGCCTCGATTGAATTGTGCGGATCATCAATAACAACAATGTCACCACCATCCCCTGTCAGTGCACCACCAACCGAGGTTGCAATTCGATAACCTGTCTTGTCGTTCTCAAATCTTTGCTTTTGGTTCTGGTCACCAGTCAGCTTGAAAGTCTCACCGAAGTGGTTTTGATACCAGCGACTGTCGATCAGCCTCCGACACTTAACCGAGTCCCGAATAGAAAGTGAACCAGCATAAGATGCATAGAGGAATTGTTTCGATGGCTGGATGGTCCATGTCCAAGCTGGCAGAGCCACAGCAACCGAGATCGATTTCATGTGCCTTGGTGGGACATTTATTATCAGACGTTTTATATCGCCTTCAACAACAGCCTGAAGATGATCGGAGATTGCGTCGATGTGCCAGTTGTCTTGGAAGTCTCGTCCTGGCTCAATCGCTTCCCAAGAGTTCTTGGTAAACTCCCTCAGCGATCTCTTCATCTTCTCCGCTTTCACTTGCTTCAATGACAGCGTGTTCAAGAACTCGTTCAATTGTGGTGAGGTCATTATCGGTTAATCTGCTTATGTCAAGCACCTTTCGCTCTTCAATTTGTGCTGTTATCTCAACAGCTTTTAAATCAGGCACGCATTTGCCCAATAAAGTCTTTGCTGCCATGACTCTCAGCTCCGGATCGGCACCAACCTTTCCGATGTTTTTAACTGTTCCGTCTTGGTCTTGCGTGTAAACATTGAACATTTCTTTGCCATGCATAACCGAAGCGAGGAAACCCACAGGGTCAGCTTGTCCCATAATCCAATTGATGGTGGCTGGATGGTTCCATTTTTTATATCTGGTTTGACGATGTTCTGGAGGCTTCTGGTTCTTTAGTGGTTCAACGGACTTAAACTTTCCATCCCACTTCTCTGGCTCTACTTTGCGACCATTATTAACTGGTCTTTGTACCTGTATTTTTTTGTCTTTTCCTGACACCAGATTAATCTCCTTAAAACCTTTGTTTACAGTGGTCAACTGAGAATTAACTGTAACATATATCTGGGCAAAAAGAAACCCCACATTTCTGCAGGGTCTTAGTTGGGGAGAAAGCAGCATGAACATTAACTTCTCTGGGCATTCCATAACATCTCCATTGGCATTATGCAGGAGTTGTAAGCTGTCCAGAGTTCCCTGTCCCAAGTTTCGCAACCGAGGAATAGGTTTATTATAACGAAGACCAAAGACAAAGATACAATTAAAATCATGGCTATTGTCAAAACGGAATTAAGAATTATCATTGCTGTCTCCTTTTGGAAAACCATCAATAATATCATCAACTGTTCTGGCGATGCGGATCAAAGCCAGCTTTTCTGAATTCGAATACTCATAAGGGCAAGACCGAACCGCCAGCCATGCTGCGTTATTCAGCACTCTAAGTTTCTCTTTATAGTCCTCCATCATTTCAACCTCCTTCGCAACTCATCGGAGTAGGTCATTCTCTGGTCGGAGTAATAGTTTTCCTTCTCAGGATTCCAACCTTGCATTGCCGTCTGAGCTTCCCTGCAATCTTTAATGATAAAGTTCAGCTCGGAGATGGTGCACTTCTTGGCAATACCCTCCCACTTCTTAAACTCGTCAGCTGTTGCCCCACTCATTGGTTTTCCTCCATGAAGTCTGATTGGTCGTAAATATCTGGGGAACCGAGCGAACCATCCCGATCAACTTTCCGGAGGGCAGCACTCACCGCACCATGAATTATCAACCAACGCCTAAGAAGTATCAACGCATGACCAATACCATCAGCATCTATCTCTTGAAACCTCTTAGGATTTTCGCAGTTAGCATTCAGCTCAACATGAATAACATATTGATGTCTGTCAATAGAGTTGAAAGCAGCAACCTCGTCATCACCTGCGAGCCTTTTGTAACGCTCGTATGCAGCAACCTCAGAGGTAAGCCAATCGATAGAGTGTGCCATTATACTGCCTCCCACTCTGCGATGATGTCGTCAAATTTTCCAGAGTTCATATCGTGGGCAAACTTAACTTCATCAATGAAAGTCTTTTGACTAATCTCACTGAAGTTTAAGTGGCAAATATCTTTGTAAATCTCACCAGCATATTCGCTGGTACATTTTAGGATTTTTTGGATTTGCTCAATATTAAACATTTTAATTCCTTTCTAAGTTGATAAGGTATTCTATCTTTTGCCACCAGAGAAGTAAAGAGAAAAGAAACACATTAAAACAATAGGTTGCACGATTTATGAAATAAAGATCCCGATGTGCGGTTTCGGTTACCGATTGTTTTGCTGTTAGGTAACGCTCGCAACTCGTTGTAATTTATATTGAAAGTGCCTTCCGTTACCGACGTTACCGAACATTCGTGAATTCTGAAGAATTATTTTTCACCTCGAAATCCTAGCCTCTATATAGTGTGGGTAATTTCCTAGACCGTGGTCAAAAACAACTGTAGGTCGGTAACGTCGGTTTCTCGGTTACAACTTTGTTTTTATTTAATAAGGTCGGTAATGCTAAAAAATTAGTTTACTTTTAAAGTTTAAAAAATTACACTGAAATTCCAAATATTGAGAAAGGAAAAGCAGTGCGGTGTATTGATTGTGACCAAAAAACAACTCGAGTCTACAGCTCCGGAGTGAATCAAGAAGGCATTAGTTATCGCCACAGAGTTTGCGCAGAGTGCGGTGCTCGCTTCAAAACTGAAGAGGTTGTGGTTAAAAGACTGGGCAATATGAAAGAAGATCCCGAGGCAGAAAGATCATTAAACGCAAAGATAAATGGCAACCTGCCTATCGAGAGAATAAGATACAACGCAATGCTTGAGCCAATACCTATATTGGACAAGGATATTGACATGTGAAAATAAACCTTTTAATTTTTGTAAAAATAAATTAGAATGATTTTCACGATGAGAAAGGATAAAGAATGTCTAAAGTTTATGTGGTAACGAGACCACGAGAAAATAAGTTTGGTTGGACTCCAGACCTTACCGATGCCACACGTTATGGCTCGCTTGAGGTTGTCTTTGAACCAAACGAAAAGCCACAGTTTTTACCTAGTCCATCAATACAAAAGGCTAGACGAATTATGAAAGACTTCTCCGCAGATGATTATCTTCTGTGGCCAGGAGGTGGTGACCCCATAGCTGTTATGATTGCTTGCATGATTGCATCTGAAATGTCACCAGTAGTGCGTGTCCTACGTTGGGAGCGTAATATGGAAGAAGGCGAGAGGGATCGACGCAAAGGTTGGTATATGCCTGTCGCTTTAGAAATGAGAAAGGAAAATAATGACTATCGATCTGCTTGAGGATGTAGCACCTTCATCCAACTCAATAGGTGCAGTGGCTGATATGGCTCAACAAATGTTTGATCTTGAAAAAGAGATAAATGATTTGTCCGAGCTGTTGAAGCAAAAAAAGCAGAACCTGACGAAGTTGGCTGAACAGGACTTGCCCGATTTAATGCAAGAACTGAACGTCAAGGACTTCACTCTTAACAATGGTGCTAAGGTTGAAGTCCAAGATATTGCTTCTGGTTCTATTCCTTCTGCTTCTGCTATTATGCGTGCCAGAGGCTGACGACAGGTCTGAACTAGAGGTGCGTCAACAACAGTGCTTTGATTGGTTGCGTGGTAATAATGCTGGTGACTTGATTAAAAGTAATGTTGAGGTTCAGTTCGGAAGAGACGAAGATAAAGCATGCAATGACTTTACGGATGAGTTGCGTGAACGAAATCTTTTCTATCGTCGTGCAGTCGGCGTCCATCATGGGTCACTAAACTCTTTCATTCGAGAGCGTTTGACTGATGGTAAGGATGTCCCCCATGATCTGTTTAAAATGTTTACAGGTCGTAAAGCCAAAATCACAGGAGGTAACAATGGCTAAAAATGAAGTAGAAGTAAAGCAAGAGAGCAACGTAGTTGCATTTGATCCATCCATCCTATTAGAGGATGCTGGAACAGCAAGCGAGAATATGACAGCGGACGATATGCTGATCCCTCGTCTTAAGATACTACAAGCTCAATCACCCCAAGTCAATAAAGCTGATGGTGCATATCTTAAAGGTGCTGAGGCTGGACAGATATTGGACAACGTAACGAGCGAGTTGGTCGATGGCGAGAAAGGAATGACTGTTGTTCCTGTTAGCTATCGCAAGACTTACCTCGAGTGGACTGATGATCGAAAGTTAGTCGCAGACCATGGCTTGCAACCTGCCACCCTGAGCATGTGTGTTCAAGACGACCGAGGCAAACTAAGGACACCAGATGGAAACCAGTTATCTTTAACAGCTGAATATTTTGTTTATGTTGTTGGCGATGATGGAAGCTTTTCACCTGCTATCCTGTCAATGAGTTCATCAGGCATTAAAAAGTCTAAGCGTTGGAACTCTATGATCAATCGTTTGCAGGTTCCTCACCCAACTGGGAAAGGCACTATCAATCCCGCAATGTTTTGGACAGCCTACACTCTAACAACAACCCCAGAACAAAATGACATGGGCTCATGGTTCAACTGGGAAATAGAGATGAAGTTCGATGCTAATTCAGGTGGCATCATTCAAAACCTAGACCAAGGTCAGAATATTTACCTCGAAGCAAGAGAGTTCCGCAAGAACATTCAAAGTGGAGAAGTTAAAGTCCAGCCTGATGCTTCATCTTCGGATGAAGTTCCTTTCTGATGATGACGCATTTTGCGTGATCTAGGGGAGCAGTTCATGTCCCAATGTCTGCTCCCCGACGACTTTTAGAAAGGAAGAGGTGTGGAAACTAAAAGATTTATGAAATTGTTCAGAGGCTTCGAGCTTGCCCATGGACAGTATAGAGTTAATAAGCAAGAAGCAGATGGCAAGATGTCTGGTCGAGCAGTCACTGTCAGCGAACCTGCAACCGATTTTAATTTCAAAGAACACCTAAGTGGTGGGGAATATATCCTAGGAGTTATCCCTTTATTACAGAACAACAGCTGTCACTTTGGTGTCATTGATATTGATATTAGAGGAGATGTTAAATTAAATGAAAGTCTTGAAAGTCTCGAAAAAAAGATTCGTGATACTCCTTTGGTGCTATGCCGTTCTAAGTCTGGCGGTGCTCACTTGTATCTTTTCTGTAGTCCTGCCATACCTGCTATTGATATGGTCAGTAAGCTGAATGAGTTTGCTGCTTTATTAGGTTATGGTGGTTCGGAAGTTTTCCCTAAACAAATATCTAGAGCCAACGAAAGAGACCGAGGCAACTGGATTAATTTATGTTATTGGGATGGTGATAAAACTGAACGCCATGCAATCCATAAAGGCAAGAAGCTAAACCTAAAAGAATTCCTAGACTTAGCTGAGAAGAAATTAACGACGTTTGAGAAGTTGGAAACTTTTACTCCAGATCTAGTTGATCACTTTGCCGATGGACCACCATGCTTGCAACACATAATGACGATGGGCTTTCCGGAAGGTGGCAGGATTATATCTTTATTCAATGTTGGAGTTTATTTCCGCAAACGTAATCCCGACGACTGGCAAGAAGACTTAATGAAGTTCAACTATGAACATCTCCCCGAACCTTTACCGATGGGTGAGGTTAACTGGATTAGTTAAGTCAGTCAGCAAGAAAGAATATGCCTATACCTGCAAGCAAAGTCCAATATGCAACTATTGCGAAAAGTCTAAATGCATGAAGCGAGACTATGGTGTTGGCAGGGTTGGCGGTGGGTTGTCGATCGAGGTTGATGCAATAACGAAATACGAAACCGAGAATAGGCAGTCGGTGCGTTGGTATATCGAGATGCAAGGTGAGCGAATAGAAGTTACAACACCTCAGCTCCTTGACCAAAGACAGCTACAAAAGATTTGCGTCGAGAAATTGAATAAGTGTCCGAGCACAATGCCATCCCAAGCATGGGAGCAAAGAATAAATCAACTGCTAGAAAATGTCGAGGTAATAGTAGACCCAGACGATGCTTCCCCACAAGGTCAGTTCGAGAAAATGCTAGACAGCTTTCTGACAGGCAAAGTACAGGCTCGTCAGAAAGACGAGATAATGAATGGCAAGCCATGGCACGACTCAGAAGAAGCCAAGGTTTACTTTAGGTCAGAAGACCTATTCATTTATTTAGAAGCAAGACGTTTTAGATACACAACCCAGCACCAAGTTTGGTCTTGGCTCAGGTTGTTGGGTGGCGACAGGAAAACATTTAGAATAAAAGGCAAGCCAGTTAAGGTTTGGTCTGTTCCTGAGCCAGAGTTTTTCGATGACGATGATGCTCTCGACATACCAAGTGCAGTCACGGAGGAGTTTTAAATGTTACCATATTATAAAAAAACTATTCCTTGCGACTGGTGCGGAGAACACACCCATGGCAGAATATTAGAACGAGACATACTTTGCGGAAGCTGTAAGAAAGTAATAATTAACGACTGGGAAAAAGGATTTAACGAAAATGAACCTGAGCGATACCACGAATGGATACTGTGGAAGTTTAGGAAAGAGAACTATCGGGAGGGTCTTTTGAGACACCTTAATGAGAAAGGAAATAAAGATGAGGCACGTGCAGATAATACTTGGTCCCCCTGGAACAGGAAAGACAACGACTCTTCTGAACATAGTTGATAACGCTTTAAAAAGAGGTGTCGCTCCGGAGCGTATTGCTTATCTTGCTTTTACTCGCAAGGCTGCAAGCGAAGCTCAAGAAAGAGCCATGGTTCAGTTTGGCTTCGATGCGGACAGGTTTCCTTATTTTAGGACGCTGCACTCTTTAGCATTCAAAACTTTAGGTCTGCAAAGAGATGAGGTTATGACCGACAACCATTATAGGAAGTTGGGCAAGGCTATTGGTGTGGAGTTTAAAGGCATCTATGATGAGAACCTAGGAATTCACACAGGTGATGGTCTCGGAGATAAATGCTCAAGAGTTGAGTCTTTGGCGAGAGTTGGTATTCGTTCAATGGAAGATCAATTCCATCTAAGCAATCAAAATGACTTGACGTTGCATGCAGTTAAGCAATACAATAACTCATTGACCACCTACAAAAAGAGGAATGGCTTGCTAGACTTCACCGACATGCTAGAGCAATACCAAACTTCATTGCCGATAGATATATGCATAGTCGACGAAGCCCAAGACCTGAGCTCGTTGCAGTATCGCATGGCGATACTAGCCTCCTCCCAAGCCTCGGAAGTTTACATTGCTGGCGACGATGACCAAGCAATATTTGGTTGGGCAGGTGCGGATGTTAATAAGTTCCTGAGTTTAAAAGGTGACAAAAGAATTCTGCCTCAGAGTTTTAGAGTTCCTAGGAGTGTGCATGCTTTGGCTTTTGATGTTGTTAGCCGAATAAAGAATAGATATGTTAAGCCATTGCAACCGAGGCTCGAAAAAGGCACAGTCAATTATATATCCGACGATGAGGGAATAGACTTCGGAGCTGACAAAGGAACTTGGCTATGCATGAGTCGAAGTAAATACCTGCTCTATAGAATTAAAAGAGTGGTGCGTCAGCAAGGATATGCTTACACCTACAATGGTCAAAGCTCTTTAGACACCGACGAGACCAAGGCTATAACCTCGTGGGAAAAGATCCGTAAAGGCAAAGAGCTCAATAGACCAGAAGCGAAGAACCTTATTGGCTTTTTCAACTTTAACATAAAGCTAGAGAAAAAAGACACCTATAGAATAGATGACCTTGGGCTTCCGGAAGAAGCTAGATCCAAAGACTGGATGGCAATACTAAAAGGCTTGCCACCCGATGAACGAGAATATCTAAGATCTTGCATGCGTAATGGCGAGAAGTTCACCGACAAACCCAGAATAACAATTTCAACAATACACCAAAGCAAAGGTGGCGAAGCTGACAATGTGGTATTGATCACCGGCATGGGAAAGTTAAGCTGGGACAACCTAGGAAGCGATGAGGAGAACAGAGTATGGTACGTTGCATTGACCAGA